CTTTTATTGTACCTTGTATAAACGTCGTACTGCTGCAGCGCGTGATATATTGTTGCGTGGTTTGGTTTCCAATCTGAAACGGATCCTATTTTCCTGGCAATTTCTGTTAGGCCCATATTTCGATAGTTGTAAAAGTAGTTTATTAAAACCGACCTTGCCTCAATATACTCTCGCTTTCTGGTCTGCTTAAAAAAGTCAAAACCAAATTCCTGTTTAAATTCGTTTACTATTTTTTCAAAATCTTTTATCATTACAATGTACCTTTAATTATATAATTGTTTAATTCTGGCTCTGGTTGCTGATAGAAATATTCTTTATACGTTTCAATTCCCAACTCTACTTTTTGTTTACCCTGCAAATAAAACTGTTCGCTTACGTCCCATATCCCAATGTCAAGTGATCCTTTGTCTACAACTAGAAACTTAAAATCTTTATAGTCTACATTAAACAAATTGCAATATAGAAACACTTGAACGTCATAGCCGTATTTTCGTGCTGAATAAGCAAACCCTTTTATATCACTGGTAGTCTTAATGTCGCAAATCCTGTTATCGCCTAAAATGTCTGCCTTACCACGAAATGGCATACCTAACACTTCTCCCAACACAGGTACTTCAAATTCACAATCCGCCATTAATTGAAGTGCATACTCGTTTTTTAGTATTGCATCTGCTACTCTTTCAGCATCTTGCTTTTCTTTTTTAGTATAAACAGTTCCAAATTCTGCTTTTGCATCTTTATACGCTTTTGAGTTTTTACTCAATACGTCAACAAAATGAAATTGATCCCATTTTTCTGGCTCTAGTATTAACGTATGCAATAAAGTTCCGTCTCTTAATCCTTGACTTTCTGCGTGTCCGTATTTATTAATAAAATAGTATTTCTTTGGACTATCTACAAGCAGCTTAATACTGCTACTACTTAACGCTAATTGGTTTAATTCGCCATAGTAAAATTCGTCATCATACATTTTGTTTTTAATGTCACAGTAATCGTGCTGCTTATTATCTAATAGTGTTATCTTCATAATTTAAAATATTTGTCTTTTACATTAGACCACCAAGATTGTAGTCTATTAAGTCTTATAAATTCTTCTTGCGAAAATACGTGGACGTGTCCTTTTTTGTCTATATGCGTCCATATTCCTGTTTCTAATTTATTAAATCTCTTCATTATCTTTTTTGTATAAATGTTCGTGTATCTCTCCCTCGATAGCCATATAGCACATTTCACATTCGTGTGGCTCTGATTCTCCTTGTTCAATTTCATCTAGTGCTAATTGAAACAAATCTTTTATCTCGTTTTCTATTCCAGGAAACTCTTGTATCATTGCTAAACAATGGTTTGATAATTGGCCTAATCTCATAACATTGATGCTTCAAAACAAGTTCCAGAACATACAGATCCCTCCCTCTCAACAGGTGTTCCACATTCAGTGCATTCAAATTCTCCGTCCATATCATATGCAGGGTTTCCATAATCTACTATTTCCATAATTCTAGTTTTTTATTAAAGTTAGGTTATAATAATTTGCTACATAATTAATGTGCTTCTGGGTTGTCATAGACCAGCACCCTAATTGGATCAAATCGTTTCCGTCTTTTTTAGCTACAATAGTTGAATAACTCCAAACGTTGCTTCCGTCTATTCTTAAATTTTGCTTGTACTTTGGTAATGTTGTCATAATTTTGTCTTTTAATGGTTATTAATAGTTATAGTTATTCTTTAAAATAAAGTCCGTTAGGTTGCACGTAAAGTGCCATATCTTGTTTTTCTAGTAATACAAGGTCTCCAGTTTTATATACAAATTCAAATCCTTGTCCCTTTAATCTGTTTACGGTGCTTTCTTGTTTTGATGTCATAATTTTGTCTTTTATAGTTATTGATACTGTAAAGATATTAAAAATATTGAATAAAAAAAATATTATTGTAAGTTTTTTAAAAGTTTTAACTCTTTTCTTAATCCTTCCATTTCTTCTTCTGCTTTTCTGGATCTTAATACGGCTCTATTTTTATCTGCTCTATATTGACTCATCGCTTTGTCATACATTTTACGATCCTGTTGTAGGCTATTTACATAAAAAAATATTCTCGCAATAGCCTTTGACATTTCTGTTAAGGTAGGAGTTTCCTTTTTCTTACATTGGTCAAGAATAAGAGTACTCAACATTTCAATATCTGTCAAGTACTCCATATCTTTTAATAAGTCAATTTTAGCGAACATCTGTGTAGTCTTCTAAAAGTTCCTGCTCCCCCTTTGCCTCCTGCAGCTTTTTTTCAAACAGCTCTATCAAGCATTTTGCCTTTTCTACTTTTTGAGTATGGTAATCTAAATCCCACCTTGCGTCTTTTAACTCTTTCTCTATAATTGTGATTAAACTTTCATTCATAATTTTGTCTTTTAAGGTTTATATTATTTTAATGTTACAAAATGTCTTTTTTCTCTGTCTACAAATTTGCACCTTGATAGTGGCACAGTAATTTGTGGCCTAGTTTTAAGCGTTACTTTGTTGTTTTCAATTTTTAGTACTGATAAAATAGTTCTCATTTTTTGTCTTTTAATAGTTATTTATAAAGCAAATATATTAAAATTTTTTAATAACTAGGGTATTTTTTTATTTTTTTTTAAATAGCCGTCCCAAACACCTTTTTTTTCTGGCACCATATAATCAATAACGCTTGCATTACTTTCCTTTAATAGGTACACCTCCTTTGATATTCTGCCTTTATTCCAGTTTGTGGTGGCCGGGCAGTCTTTATTTAAAACCTCCAGCTCTTTGAGCTTATCCAACCAAAACCAGTAGCTCCCTTTCGGATCTGAAACAAAGTATATTTTTGCAACGTCGCCCGGTAAAGACATTAACAGGTCGTACTTTTTTTTTTCAATCATTTTAGTTTCGTAATATTTGGTGCGAAACTTCATCTCTACCACACACTTATTACCTTTCGGAGTATAACCCATTGCATCATAAGGTAAATTTTTCTTACCTACCCAATCTAATTTCCAATTATCAAAAGTGTTTAAAAATAATACAAACGCTTTTTCAAACTTATTTGTTTTCGTTATTTGATTCATACAAGTCATCTATTTGAGCAATCCATTGTTTTATAACTTTTGGATTACACGTGCAAGGTTTATAAAATTTATGATTAAAATACTTGGAATGTAATTGACAAACTAACTCAAATTGATTTCTGTTTAAAGAGTGTTTTACCTCTGACTGAAATTTATACCAGTCTAACTTGTCTTCTTTTACCATAGTTCTATGTCGTTCCATTGTTCCTGTCTTTTTTTACAACCACAATCTTCAATGTCAAATCTTTTTTTAATTACATTAACTAAAAATTGAATACCTGTGTAGTATGTTATTCGTTCTACTAGATTACCCAACTTCATTTTAAAAGGTCTTTTATAGGGTTTAAATCTTTGTTTTTTATCTCATAAGTAGTACACTTCAATATTGTAACCGTTCCGTCGTCCCGGTACCTCTTTGTGCCCTTTTTAAACTTCTCCGCCCTATCAAATAGTTCTTCCTTTGTAACCCAGCCACAAACCGTTATTTCGCTCTTTTTTTTGTTTAGAGAAGTAAAGATGTAAATATCGCATTTAAAGTGCTTTTGCAGCCCGTTAAAGTTGTGTACATAATCGGGCCTCATATCCACATTTCTGCCCATAGTTTTAACGTCAGCTTTAAGGCCGTTAATCTCCATATCAAAACCGCCGTCAAAACCCTCACTAAATTTAAATGGTATTTTGAATAGTTGATGCACTTTCATTTCTCCAAGAAGTCCGATATACTGGTGTACCTTTAATCCGTCTGCCACCCCCCTGTTAGCCACACTATTTGTTCTTAAATAATCCCAGACCTCGTTTTTTTCATTTTCTGATATTGTTACCCTCATTTTTCTAGTTGTTTAATTAATAATTTTTTTATTTTTTTAACCGACCTATATATGGAATAATAGTCTATACCGGACCTATTACTTAATTCCAGCATTGACTTATTTTCTACAAACACCCAGTCATAAATTCTTTGATCGTAAAGATGCCAACTGCTGATTTCAAGTTTAACCTTGTTTAATCTATTATGATATTCAAATGACACGTCTGATATAGATGGCTCATAAAATGTAAGACTCTCTAGGCTTATGCTTTTATGTTTTTTCTTTTTAACTTCATCTAAAAACAAATTTCTTAAAACTTTAAAAACAAAATAGTAGTTAATTTCTGATTCGTTATACATCAGAGTTTTATCGTATTTACCTTTCCAATCGTAAATTTTTAAATACATATTTTGAACAATATCCTCTGAATTTTTTGCACCAAAGGAATCAACAATTCTAATCCATTTGTTGTGGTCTTTTGCTATTAAAGATATTACTTTATTCATTTTGTTTTTTATACTCCACAATATCCACTATCACAATCGTTAAAGTCATTGTCAAATAATTCTGTTTGTTTTAAACTTTTTCTTATGTCTTTGTATTTCATACCATTTTTAAAAGTTCTTGTACCTACCCCGTTCTCCTCTGAATCTACAAACCATTGGAATTTGTTAGGGTGTTTGTCTGACATATGCTTTAATAATATTGGTGACCTATGAAAACAACCTATGCAGTTATTCATATATGCAAAACGAACTTCCTTATCCTGCCAGTATTTCTCTACTTGATCTTTGTAGATTGGGTCATCTATTAA